TTTGGGGGCGCTTGGTCGCCCGTGTAAACATTCTGACCAATGTGTAAACACAAGTCAAGCATTACGAAAGCGGAGGGCTGGAGTGGGGGAGAAACAACACACCCAACCCTCCTAGCCCCTAGGAGAGACCAAGCCCCTAGGGAGTCTTTACAGGCTTAGGTAGGGCGCGCCATGCAGCCTCAAAAGCCTCAGGGGATTCCCAATCGTTGGACACCTCGACATGCAGCCACGCCCCGCCGGGTGTGCCTGCGTTGTCTGTCGCTGTAAACACCTTGACACCTTTGACGCCTTCGCCACGGGAACAGCGGTAGCCACGTCCCCACGAGGTTTTGTCTTTCGGATCCTGCTTAGGGTTGAGATACGAGTAGTCGTGAATCTCACAGATCCGCAGCTCTTCGCTGTGCTCGATGAGCCAGTCCCATGCTTCTCGAGCAGCTGCACGTCCTGCACGGGTGGCTGGGTAGCCCATGTCAACGGCAAAGCCTGTCGCATGCACGGAGAGGTTTTTGGAGCCTCGCATGGGGCGGTTTGCGTACATGCCTAGGTTGGTGAATGCCCAACGGCGTTTGCAGAGGTCGTAGAACTTCTTGGTGACGGGGTCTGTGGCTTCACCGTTCCACGCAGGGAAATATGGATACTTTCTCATGGCACTGGCGGTGTGGTCGGTGGGTCTTTGGGCTTGTCTTTGAGGCCGTTGCCTGCAAGTAGTCCGATGAGTCCACCGGCAAGGGTCATCAGCATCGGTGACAACACAGCCCACGCTTCTGCGTCATTAGGTGCCTGCTCGAGAGGCTGGGTGACGAACAGCAAGCCGTAGATCAGCGAGACGATTGCTGCCACGAATGAGAACGAAAGTGCTACGCCTACGATGAGGATTAGTCGGGCTTTGATTTCTTCGTTGGTTAGGCGGTTTTCGGGTTTCATGGGCATCTTCTTTCTAGGAAGCCATCGGCTCGGGTTGTGTCGCAGTTTTCGCGTACACGATCAGCGCAACTACTCAGTGCCAGGCAAAGGCTGATAGTCAGCAAGATTCGCTTCATACTGTGCGTACTCCTCGTCTGTCATTTCGCGTACTTCGTCGTCTATTTGGATTAGTGGGTTTGTCATGATTTCCTAGTTTTTAATTCCGTACACGCGAATAGTTCCGCCTGTAATAGTTCCAACGGACGGAGCAATGGTAAATGACGTGTACGAGGCCGCTACCTCGTGAATTCCACCACCACCAACAAAAGCGGTTTCGTTAGCGTAAGTAGCATTTAACTTGGTAAATTTTGTTAAAAACGGGCTGTTTACATAACACAATGCCTGAACCTCGTTTGTGCTACTACTTCCAGCGTAATTCCATTGGCTTGTTGTTGCAGTGAAGCCTAGAACGGTAGTGCTGTATAGCGCGTAAATAATTTGACTCTTGTAGCCAGTAACGCTTGCGCCTAAACCTAAACGCAAGTCGCCACCAGTAGAGGCGACACCGTTGTTTACCGTGATGAGGTAATTGTCGTAATCGGCACTAAACGCACCCGTGACGGTCACGCTGGAAACGCCTGTGCCGATGGTCTGTGTCTTGACTAGGTACAGCCCGAGAGCGTTCATATCCGCCGCCGTCAAAACATCCCCACTGACAAAATTTGGATAACTCATACTTTTACCTTACTTTCCTAATAACCAAGACGGTTTGAATTCAACACACCAAATTCGGCGCTGTTAAGAATGAACTGCGGATAAAACGACGGCGACGACAAACTGCACGACACCAACACATCATCCACTTGACCCGTAATTGTGTAACCCTCAACAATCGCCAAATACGTTGAACCACGAAACTTCACACGAACCTGCGAAATCGGATCACAAATAGCCATCGCATTATTTTTCTTTGTTGTCGTATTTTGTGCAGAAATTTTCAAGCTAATACGAGACGGCTGCCCGGACTGTTGGCTGTAAACACCCACAAGGAAAGACGCAAGGTTCGAAGCGTCATTAGTGTTACGGCTATACGACGGCACCGATATTGAATAATTGCCACTACCAGATGTTTGCTGCGCTAACCCCTCAGGGTTAACAATTACCTTGCTGGCATAGTTGTCAGCCAAACCAGCAAAATCTAAAGCCGTGTAAACAAGAGGGTTAGTGCCTGTGTTGTCATCAGAAGCGTCATACGTTGTGAGCTGTGTTTGCCAGCCACGCCCATACAAGGTGATGAAATTAGGCCCTGCTGGGCTTTGAGTTGTAAAACGAGCCTGCTCAGTAATTGCCAGCTGCGAAAGCACGTCAAGCCCGTTTTGGTTTGTAACGGTCTGAGCCGAAACAAGAGACTTAGTAGCAATAGCGACGGTTAAGCCAATGCCGTATTGGTTGGTGACATTAAAAATCGCTGTAGAAACAGGGTCACCGTCAGCCCACGAAGTTGACACGTCGCCACGACCAAGCAACGCAAACGTGTCTTCGATGTCGAGTTCCCATTCGTCATATGCACTTGTTACGCCGTAGATAATGCGAAGGTCAGCGACACGCCACGCAAACGCATACCCAAGTTCTCCAGTGCCAGCAGGACGAATAACAAGGATTGCGGTTTGCCCCACTGTAATTGTTGGCAACAGATCAGGTCGTCGACCGCTAATAACGCCAGTGCCAGCGCGCAACGGGTCACTAATCTTTGTGCGACCCTTTGTAAACGTAAATCCTTGGACGTTGCTAACGCTGTTGCCGTTTACGGTCAATTCGTAAGCAGGAACAGCCATTAGGCAACCTTTACTGGCAAAGGCCCATTTTGGCGATACCAGCGTGTTAAAGCGTCAACTACGGCTTGAGGATCTCCACCCTGCACATTGATGGTGACACCGCCTCCGCCACCCATACCGAACTCGCCCATACGGTCAAGAGGGATTACAGCCTCAGGGCCATTGCCCTCACCAATGAGTGCGAGGGTTGGAGAAGTGACGATGCCACCCTGCGCCAACATCGGAATGTTCGGCACATCAAAGCCCTTACCTCCAAGACCCGGCACGAAAGACGGGAACTTAAACGACAACTTGCCAATTGAGTTATTCCACAGCGTTGCAATGCCGTTAAAGATGGTCTTGTAAATATTAAGAATGGTTGTGAAATACGTCTTAAGAATGTTGAACCCAAACTTGATGCCCTCAAAGACTGCGTCAACGATGTTGCGGAAACCCTCAAACTTCTTATAAGCAACAACAAGTGCAGCTCCTAAAGCGACAATTCCGATCACAATCAAACTGACAGGGTTCAAAGACATCGCAAGGTTGACAGCCATAATCGATGCAGCAAGTACGCCAAAAGCAGCCCCGACAGCAATGATGATGCCCGGATGCTTAGCAGCCCAATCACCGAACTTTGTCAGGTATGGCAGTAGTTTCTCAATCGCTGGAAGTAGTGCAGCGCCGATGGACTCTTTGGTTTCATCAAAAGCAACACCAAGACGTTTGAACTGTCCTTGAGCCGTGTTTGCAGCCTCGGTTGCAGCACCGCCAGTGGTGTCAGCAATCAGTGACATGACGGTCTCAAAGTCAGCGCCGTCCTTAATCATCTGACGGTACTCAGGAGCTAATTTGCCTAACGCGGTGAGGTTGCCTCCCATCGCCTTCGCAATGGCATCTGTAACGGACGCTAAGGGCTTACCAGTCGAGGCAGCGATGTCCATGGCAGCGTTTGCGTACTGCTGAGCCTTCGTGACATCACCTGTTGCTTTGGCGAGTTTCGCCAGCACGGGTCTCAATTCTGTGTCGGTAACCCCGAGCAAAGTGCCTTGTGTGCTGATCCAATCCTCATTGGCTGCAATCTGTTGTTCAGTAGCGCCAGTAGCACGGCGCAAGTTATTCGCAAGCAGATCCTGTGCAGCAGCGTCCTCCATCGCACCCTTGGTGGCATCAAACAAAGCAGCACCCAAACCAGCCACAGCAGCGGTAGCAGGAATCAAAGCCTTCTTCAAAGCAAACTTTGTCTTCTCGCCAGCACCCTCAAGTTGTTTGAACTCTTGAATTGCCTTTTTGATTCCGTTGTTATCAAAGGACGAAACAATAGGGATAGAAAGCATTAGTTCTTCAACTCTCGGTTTACGCGCTGGACAATACTGATAGCAAACTTCTCCATCACAGCTGTGATCTCGTTGACCTTGCTGTAAACAACAGGGCCGATAATGCGAGTGCGACCCGGCTGAACAGGGCCGAGCGCATCACCCAACGGGTTGGAGTTCTTGCGTCCAGCAGTCTCAAAAATGGCTGTACCCGTGTCACGCTGGACAATGTTGATCGTCCCAAGAGAACGGCGGTCAGTGTTAAACACCACGTCCACGCCTTTGCGAGCCTTGTCGAGATTCCACGGAAACACCTTGCGTCCGTTTACAGCAGGGCCAGCCCACTGGCGGTTCATACCGGACAACGGAACAAAACGATACGCAGAACGCACAGCATCGGTAGCAGGCTGGGCAATAGCGCGAGCCTCGTTATTGAACTCCTTACGAAGCCCCGGCTCAATCTTGTTAAGAGATCGGATTGCTTCGTTAATGCCTAAAACACTGATGTCGTTACTTACGGGCACGGTTGCTCTCCTTTGCTCTCTTCTTCAGCACATCCAACATGGTGTGCAGCTCTTGTGTATCGAATGGGATTTGGTGAGGCCAAAACCCCGTCTCAACTGCTAACTCGCAGATGGTTCGGAGGTAAGAGCCTCTTGCGTAGGGTTTGCAGCGTCCTCG